TGAAGCCGTTATCTGCACTTTTGATTGACCCTCAAGCGGCGTATCTGCAAGACAAACTTGATATTGACCTAACTAAAAATGGTTGGACTTGGGGAACTGTTCCTACTAACTTTGAGCCTTACTGGTCTTATGGCGCACTCGACACAATTTTAACTATGCGTTTGTGGGAAAAATTTTACGAGAAGTGCGGTCCAGGAAAGCCATATCACAAGGCGTATGAGATTGAAATGGCAGCACGCAAAATTGTTACTCGTATGGAAATCAATGGCGCTCGTGTTGACCTTGAATACTCAAAAAAGAAATATGAAGAACTTCTTACCTACACAGAGCAGGTTAAAGAGTGGGCTGCAAAGACCTATAACGGAACAAGCATCACTAGCAATGTTCAGTTAGTTCGTCTGCTAGAAAATCTTGGGGCAGAGATTACTGAAACAACTCCTTCTGGTCAAAAGTCTGCATCTAAAGACCAACTTAAACTACTTACAATTCACGGTTCTGATGAGGTTAAGAACCTTGCTGAGACTGTTTTAAAACAGCGTAAGGCAGACAAACTTGCTAATACCTACTTCCTTAACTTTCTTAATAAGAATGTTGATGGCATCCTCCACCCATCTGTAAAGACTCTTGGTGCTCGCACATCTCGTATGTCTATTACTGACCCAGCGCTACAGACTCTGCCAAAGGGCGACGACACAGTGCGCCGTGCATTTATTCCAAAGGACAAAGACCACGTCATTATCACCTCTGACCTTGACCAGGTTGAGTTCCGTATGTTTGCATCTTTATCTAAGGACCCGAACCTCATCACTCTATTTAATCGTGCTGATGCAACTGGCTCTGACCCATTTACTGAAATTGGTCGTGAGGTTTATCAAGAGCCTGATATGACTCGCTCAGATAAGCGCAGAACTCTTATCAAGGGAATGGTTTATGGTCGTCTTTACGGGGCTGGTGTTGCCAAGCAAGCACTTACTGCTGGCGTTGCAGAGTCTCAAATGAAGGCTGTATCTGATGCTTTTGACCAGCGATATCCAGGAATGATTAAGTTCCAGAAAGAAATTGAAAACATTGGTGCTCGTCGTGAACGCGATGAGGGTCAAGGCTACATTCACACATGGACTGGTCGGAAAATTCCTTGCGACGAGAACCGCGTCTACACACTTATTAACTACTTAATTCAGGGTGGAGCAGCAGAAGTTTTTAAGAGTAACTTGATTAAGTTAGACCAAGCAGACCTTACTGAAAATCTTATTGTTCCTGTTCACGATGAAATTGTTCTACAAGCACCTCGTGACCAAGCAGAAGAAATTAAACGCATCGTGCAAGAATGTATGACAACAACTGACGGCTGGGATGTTCCACTCACTGCGGGAATTGACGGGCCACTAGAGACTTGGGGCGACAAATATTGATAACTGTTCTTGCTGTAGACCCTGGAAAAGCCAGTGGTATTGCACTTGTATCTTGGTCTGGTAGTCAAGAAGATTTGCCAAAGTTAGAACTTTCATTTGAGTCGCAACCTGAAAACTTTGCTACTGATGTAACTATCTGCCTTACAAATTGGAAGCAATATGAAAAGTTTGCTATCTCTTGTGAGCGATTTACTATCAATGCTCAGACTGTCCGTAACTCTCAGGCGCCTTATTCGCTAGAGCAGATAGGCGTTCTTAAGCATCTATGTCGCACTAACGAATATGGGCCAGACAACATCAGTTTTCAGACTCCTGCTGATGCCAAAGCACTTTTCCCAAACGAGGCACTTCGCAAGGTGGGAACTTGGCATAAGGGCGGGGAAGGGCACGCTTTAGATGCCATCAGGCACGCCTTACTAAAACTGACTAAGTTAGGCTGGAAGCCAAAAGTTCTGCTAGAGTAGGTTACTAGCAAGAAAAAATAAAAAACTTAAAAATCTCTGCTAGTATATAGACTTAATGACATTAGGAGTAAAAATGACAGTTTCAGTAGATATTGACTCCGCTGGAGAGAATATCCTTATTAACGCTGACTGGCGCTATAAAGAACTCTGTAAGAGCCTTCCAGGGGCCTCCTGGAGCCCTAAAGAGCAGGTCTGGCGTGCTCCTTTAAGTTGGACAACCTGTCTTGCCCTACGCTCTACATTCCGCGATAACTTAGAGATTCAGCCATCTTTAGCAACTTGGGCTGGAAGCCTTCTAGAAACCCGTATAAACCCCTCTAACGCCCTTAGAGAGTTAGAGTCATATGAAGGTGACCCTATTCTATTCCCCCATCAGAGGGCTGGAGTAGCCTTTCTCAGCACAGCAAGACGAGCACTCCTAGCCGATGAACCAGGGCTTGGAAAGACCGCTCAAGCCATCCGTGCCCTCAAAGAGTTGCATGACAAGGGCGAAGATATTTTTCCTATTTTGATTGTTTGCCCTAATACCCTCAAGAAGAACTGGGCTCGTGAGTTCAACATCTGGTGGCCAGGGGTAATAACTCAGGTTATCAAGGGGTCAGCAGTTCAACGCAAAAACCAGTTTGAGGAGCCAGCACAGGTATTTATTATCAACTGGGAATCCTTGCGCTCCCACTCACGACTATCAGGATATGGCTCTATCGCTTTGACTCGTTGCAAGGCTTGTGGCGGTCAAGATGAAAAGACAACAGAGGCGCGTTGTGAAGTTCACTTGCGAGAGTTAAATGGAATTGATTTTAAGGCTGTAATTGCTGACGAGATTCACCGCTCTAAAGACCCTAAGTCAAAACAGAGTCGTGCTCTATGGGCTGCTACAGGAGATGCTGATATTCGTTTTGCACTTACTGGAACACCTATTGCCAATAATGTTGTTGACTTGTGGGCAATCCTTCACTGGCTATCTCCAAAAGACTGGCCTTCTAAAACAAAGTGGATTGACCGAATGGTTGACACGATGCTTAACGCCTTTGGCGGAATGATGGTTCTTGGCGTTAAAGCACATATGCAAGACGAGTTCTATAAGAGTGTTAATCCTTATATGCGTCGTATGTTGAAAAAAGTTGTGCTTCCGCATCTGCCACCAGTCCTTACTGAACGCAGAGATGTTGAGATGTCTACAAAACAAAAGAAGGCATACGAGCAGATGCGTGACCTAATGATTGCTGAACTTGGCGATGAAGGTGATGTTGTTACTGCACCTAGCGTTCTGACACAAACAATTAGGTTGTTGCAGTTTGCTAGTTCATACGCTACTTTAGAAGTGGACGAAACAACTGGAGAGCAAAAGACTATCCTAAACGCTCCTTCTTGCAAGATTGATGCGTTAATGGAAGACATTGAGAACGGCGATTTTGGCGACGACTCTGTTGCTGTTTCGGCTGTATCTAAGCAACTTATTAACCTTCTTAGTGCAGAACTTACAAAGAAGAAGATTGCTCATGGGCTAATTACTGGCGACCAAGATGAAGATGAACGTCAGCAAGCAGTTGACGATTTCCAAGCAGGAAAGATTAAGTGGATTTTGTTTACGGCACAGGCGGGTGGTGTTGGCATTACCTTGACTGCTGCTCGTAGATTGATTATGCTTCAACGACCTTGGTCTCTTGTTGATTACAAACAAGTTCTTGATAGAGTCCATCGTATTGGTAGTGAAGTGCATGACTCAATCGTCATCACTGACTATGTCACAGACGGAACAATCGAGGAGCGAGTTATTCAAGTTCTTGAAACTAAAGCCGACAACTTTGAGCAAATTGTTAGAGATAAAAACCAACTGCTCAAACTTCTACAAGATGATAAGGCAGGAAAACTATGAGTGGAATCGTAAGACTTTCAAACTCAGAACTACAAACATTTAAAGATTGTCGCCGTCGTTGGTGGCTTACTTACTATCGTCGTCTAAAGCCTAAGCAACAAGATATGACTGGTGCGCTAGCACTCGGTAGTCGCATCCACCAAGCGCTAGATGACCACTATGCAAAAGGTGTTCCACTACTTAAAGCGCATTCTGACCTAGTTGAGATTGATAAACAACTTCTTCTTGCAGACTTTCGTGATGTTGCAAACCTAGAAACTGAAGCCGAACTTGGTCGCATCATGCTTGAAGGCTACGAAGAGTGGGTTGCAGAGAACGGAATTGATGCTGAACTAGAAATGATTTCAACAGAAGAAACAATTGTTGCCCCGTTATTTAATGGTGAAGTAGAACTTCAAGGTAAGTTGGATATGCGTGTTCGTCGCAAGGCTGACGGTGTGCGTATGTTCCGTGACTTTAAGACTGTTGGAGGCTCTCTTGCAGAGTTTTCTAATATGGCTCATATGAACGAGCAGGTTATGACTTATATGCTTCTTGAATCAACTAAGGTTGACGAGAAAGAGCGTAGCGATGGTGGAATCTTTACACTACTAAAAAAGGTTCGTCGCACTGCTGCTGCAAAGCCACCATTTTATGACCAAGTAGAAATTAGACACAACATCTTTACTATGCGTTCTTTCTGGAATAGAATCCACGGAACGATTGCAGATTTAATGAGAGTTCGTACAGGACTAGATGCTGGTGAAGACCACGCATTTCTTGCTTATCCAAAAGCAAGTCGTGACTGCAAATGGAAATGCCAATTTTTCGCTATATGCCCAATGTTCGATGACGGAAGCGCCGCTGAACAAGCACTTAGCGAAATGTATGAGGAAACAGACCCTTATGCATATTACGGAACAAACGAAACAAAAGGAAGCGAGTGACATATATGAGCGAAATTCAACGCTCTTTGACGGTTATGGTTTATGGGGAATCAAAGGTTGGTAAGTCATCCTTTGCTGTAACTGCACCATACCCACGACTCATGCTTGACGTTGAGGGTGGACACCGCTTCCTCCCTATCGTTGTCAAGTATTGGGACCCGCTGCGAGAGGAACCACCTATTGCAGATGGAACTTGGGATACTTGTGTAGTCACAGTGCGTGATTACGACACGGTCATTAAGACTTACCAATGGCTACAACTTGGTCGCCATCACTTCAAGAGTTTGATTATTGACTCAATCTCTGAACTACAAGTGAAGTGTATGGACAGCATCGCAGGTAACGAACAAATGAAGATGCAACAGTGGGGCGAGTTACTTCGTCACATGGGCGGTCTTCTACGCGACTTGCGTGACTTAACAATGCACGCTACAAACCCTCTTGAGGCTGTTGTTCTTACAGCAATGTCTAGAACAGCACAGGATGGTCGTCATAAGCCATATTTGCAGGGACAACTTGCAATTCAGGCTCCATATTTTTATGACATTCTCGGCGCACTGACAGTGGAGACGGTTCCAAACCCAGACCCAATGCAGGGGCCATACAAAGTTCGTCGTATGTATGTCGAACGAACAAATGAATACGAAGCAGGAGAGCGTGTTCAGGGTCGTCTTGGTTCAATTGTTGAACAAGACAAACTCTCCATCGAGGTTATGCTTAACACTATTTTTGGTGAGAAGCAGACAACAGAAAAAACAACTAAGGAATAGGAAGCCATGAGTACACTAAATTGGGCGGACTTGGTCCGCGATGCTGGTGAGTCAAGCAGTTATGAACCGCTACCAGACGGCGATTACGACGTCGTTGTAGTTGAAGCAACTGCAAAAGTTACACAGAGTGGAAAGACTATGTTCTCTGTGAAAACACAGGTCGAAGGTGGGCCACACAATAAGCGCCTTGTTTGGGATAACTTAGTGGTTTCCCCTGAAAACAATGCAGCAATGGGTATCTTCTTTAAGAAGATGCACGCACTAGGAATCCCTCGTGATTTCTTCTTGCAATCTCCGTCAAATGCTCAGATTGAGCAAGCCATTAATGGTCGTCGTTTCCGAGCACAGGTCGGAACTCGCACATGGAATGGCACAAAGAAGAACGAAATCAAGAACTACTACCCAGTAGTTTCTGGTCAGGCACCAGCAGCAACGCCAACAATGGCAGCACCTGCACCTGCTCCAGCGCCAGCGCCAGCACCTGCTCCAGCGCCAGCACCTGCCGCAGCCACACAGGCTCCAGCAGCACCGTTCTAATAAAGATGCTAGGAACCGCCCAACGTTTATCGTTGGGTGGTTCTTGGCAATTAGGAAAGAGGATTAATGAAAGTTTTTATGACAGGCTGCACATCTCCACAAGCCTCTAAAACTGCAAGCGAGAGTCTTCCTTCTTTTGCTGGAATTGTTTATCTTGCTTTAACCCAATCTGGATGTGACGTAACTTGGTCAGACCCATCAATTAAGATGGATAAGGATTACTTATCTCAATTTGATGCGGTGCTTGTAGGTATGTCTTCCCCAATGGGACTAACTTCTCATAGGCTTTACGGTGCATTATCCGTAGTAAACATTGCCTACGAACTTGGAACTTTATCTTTATTTGTTGATGCACCAGAGCCACACAAGGTGTGGAATGGTCTTAGAGGTGTATATAAAAACCCTAAAGACCTTGTAAAAGATTTTTATATTAAGCGTAAAGAGTTTAATGACACGCTTGAACCAGCAAACTTTGAAAAAGTATTTGCTGGACTTTCAAAACTTTACACAGAGATTTGGCCTAAAACTATAATTCCTGGCTATCCTTGGACAAAGCCAGAATCTATTATCAAATATATTCCTAATGTTGACCCTAATAATGTATTTGCTTTAGTCCCAGACTCAGCGCTTCTTAACATTGAAAGAGGCTCTAGAGGGCTTGCTGAAGGCGGATATTGGTGCATTGACGACCCTAAGACAGATTGGTTTAAGAAAACAGAGAAGCATTTAACCCATAGGACTATGCAATATCGTGATGGTAGAACTGAAACTAATCAAGATATTCTAGTAAAACTAAATAATGCAACTGGTGCTCTTATCTCAACCTATCGTGATGGTGCTTCGTGGTGGCTGCCAAGCCTTGCTCAAGCCTTGTTTGTTGGTGTTCCTGTAGTTACTGACTGGAGACTTACTGTCGGTATGGGACCAGAGTGGGGAGTTCTTCCTTTTGGTATTGAAGAGATGTCTAGAGAAGAACGATTAGTTCACGCTAATACTCAAAAAGAATCATATAAAAATAATATTCCAACCTGGGAAACATTTAAAAATTCTGTGGTTGAAACATTGTTTGAAAAAGACTACGCTACTAACTAAGCAGATATAGGAGACGAACATGGCTGAAGTAGACAATGATTGGGTGAGAAGTCAACTCACCGAGAATAAAACAAAAAAAGTTGTTGGAGATTCGGTTTTAAAACTTCTTGCTACTTGGGAACAATTAAAACAACCAACAGATAAAAATGCTAAAGACATTATTAACATCTTTAGTAAGTTGGCTTTGGGTCACTCAATAGTGGAAGATAATCCTAATGAAAAATGGATTGTTGCTCAGGCTGGATATATTAAAGTAGCAGACACTGTTCGAGTCCGTAGCAATGCTTTTGACGGAGAACAAGGTAAGGCATACAACGGACGTAGAGGACGAGTTGTCGGCGTTCGTTATGGAGATGTTATTGTTAAGACAGATGATGGCAAGACTCCAGTGTTAGATGGAATTCACTTCAAACCAGAAAACTTGGAAAAGTTGGTATAAAAATGCCAACAACTACATATAAGTTTTCTGTAAACGCTAAGAACCACAACGAGATTGTCAGTATTGCTGAGGAAAAAATTAATGCATACACTGGCCCAACAACGTCTCATAATCTAACCTACGAGATTATTGTAGAAGATGGCACAGACAACAAGACATACACTGCCCAAGTCATAGCGAGGATTAAAGATGAATACAGATAATGAGACAACTCAGCAAAACCCTCTTCGTGTCGAAGCGTTAAGAGAAGCAGCAAAAATTATTTCTGGTGATAGAAACAAACAATATGGCTCTCCTGAAGATAACTTTGAAAGAACTGCTCAGATTTGGTCAGTGATTTTAGGTGTGCCAATTAGTAATGAAGATGTGGCAATGATGATGGTTGGGCTTAAGGTGGCACGCTATGCCTCTAAATCTGGCTATCAGCCTGACACATGGATTGATATTGCGGGATATGCAGGATGCGGGTATGAGGTGGGCTCGCTAGAACATAATAAAAAATCCAACAACTAACTTTTAAGAAAGGTTTCCCGTGTCCCGCAAACCTTGGGAATTTGAAAATCCAACCTGTGCAGAAGTTGGACTTGACGTTTTTTATATACAAGATATAGATGAAGACCCAGAAACATCTTCTTATGACCACAAAGAAGCAAGAAAACTTTGCTCCTCTTGTGTTTATAAGACAGAGTGTGCTGAATGGGGAATTATGCACGAAGCATTTGGAATATGGGGAGGTCTTACCCCTAGAGAAAGAGTCCAGATAAGACGGGCTAGGCACATCAATATCTCTCTATAGGATGCAAAATAGAGATAGAATTATGCTGTAAACCATACCTCTAGAAAGAGAGGTTTGAAATGGCAGCAGAGCCTGTACTAAGTCCTATGGCTGTGTGCGAAATATGCTGGCTTCAAGACAACGCTAACTGGGAACCACAGAGCGTTAACGAAGAAGGCAACATTATGATGCGCCTTGTCGGGGTAAAAACTCCTGAAATTTTTGAGCCAGGAAATGTTGATGTCTGCTGTATGTGTGGTGCTATAACTATTGCAGGGATATACGAACTTAAAGACCCACAAAAAGTTTACTTTCTTACTGACGACTCAGCCAAGGATTTTGAATACGAATTTGATACCATAGACGACGAGTAGATTCGGAGTCTGGTAATGGCAAAAGACACACGACACGGGGAGCACCTGTGGTCCGAGTGGTCAGGTTGTGGGCTGTCTCAGGAGAGAAACGATTCCCTTATTTACTTTACTATTGACCACATTGACGTTGAGCATGAACTTATCAGAAAAGCATTGGCTTCTACAATTCAACGAGATGGAGTTGTTGATTCTTTAGGAGATGCCTTTAAACGGCTTGAACTTTCAAAAGTTGTTTGCGGTTGGATGGGAACGTTTGAAGAAGACACTGACCTCTACGCTTGTGATGAGACTGGCGAAACTGAATATGGTGATATAGTTCAAGATATTCAACCTATTACTTGGGTAGAAATTTAATAAAAATTAGTTTGCTTTAGTTACATAATTTTTAATATGTTTAGTGTATTATTATTGCATTATGTGGAAGCCAGCAAATAGCCTTGAATGGCAAAGAGAAGCAGTATGTGCACTACCTAAAAATAGGGAGTATATTGACTGGTTCTTTTCAAAGGACTTCTCAGAAAAATATGCGGCAAAGAATATGTGTTTTACCTGCCCCGTCCGTAAACAATGTCTTCAGTGGGCTTTAGAGCATCGTCAAATCTGGGGCGTATGGGGCGGAAAAGACGAAGTAGAGATTCGTAGAGCGCTATCTGTATCTTACTTAGGTGAAGAGACACGCAGACGTCGTTACCCGAACTGCCCTCATTGCACCGCACGTCCAGGCAAACTAGAAGTATCTATTGAACAACTTTCCACTACTGGGCGTTGGACTACAGCAAAGATTGTAACTTGCACGGAGTGTGGCTTTGCTTGGCGTAGCCGAACAAGCGCTAATGCGGTGGAGGCTTATAAGTTAGAGCGTGAAGATAAACTTGCTAAGCAATTAAAAGAGAAAGAAAAATTACAAAAGAAAAGCAAGCGAGTTAAGAAGTCTTAACTAACCAAACTTGTAATCCTATTTCCAACACCTTAAAACGATTAGAGTAGCAAAGCATTATCGCATCAACTGCTGGTCTTGGTCGGTAGGCTGGACCTTTCCCCGCATCCCATTGGTAATCATCAAACGCTAAGATACCTCCAACTTTAAGAGCCTCTACTGCATTCATACCATCTTTTAAAACAGGAACTGCTTCGTGGTCTCCATCTATATAAATAAAGTCATACAAATCTTCTGAAGCCTTAGTTGCAAAAAACTCATCGCTAGTCATTTTCTTTTTAATGAGACGACCTGACTCGACATACTGACTTGTCTGTGCGTCGTATGCTTGCTCTACTTCATTCCAATTAAGCGCATCGTGAGCAACTTCATTAGAACCACCCCAAGTATCAACATCAGTTAAGGTAGATTTTGGGTGAAATAGTATGTTTTCCATAAGCCATGCAGAGGCATCACCTTTGTATGCTCCAACCTGCAAACAATGAATTTCTTCTGTTCTTTTTGAAGATAAGTGTCGTTCAAAGATTTCGGGTGCACCTACTGCTAAAAACCAATTAGGTAGTTCGGTCATTGTTTGCCTCTTTCATCGCTTGTTCGCAAAACTCTAAGTTTTTAAGAAGTCTTTCCATCTCATTTGGAAGTGCCATTTTTACAGCGTCCTGTGCGTGAGTTACTGCTTCAGCATACTTGCCTAGTCTGTAGCAAGCAATTGCAGCAAAGTCGTGTGGTAAATAGCCCCAAGCGTCTGCTTCGCAAAGATATTCTTGTGGACGTTGTTTAATTGCCAATGCGGCCATAGCGTTGTCGTAGCACTGCTCCCATTTAGAGGTGTTGTAATAGTGCTTAGCCAACTCTACATACGGCTCACGGCGTCCTGGAGCCTCTTTAATCGCCATATTAAACCAATGCTCGCACTCATCTGGGTTCATAATTCCGATATATCGCATAGATGCGGCTCGTTCCATATCCCAGGTAGCGGTAGGCATCTCAAGGTGCTTCTTAAAATATTTTGTTGCTTCCTCATATTGACGATAGAAGTAGCATTCTCGTGCATAGTAAAAAGTATTTCTATCATCATATGGGTCTTCATCAATAGAAAGTTTTAGTAAATCCAAATACTGGGCTCTTGACTTAGTATTATCAGCGTGATGTTCCATCACAGCGTTTGTGTGATATTGAATTTCTTGAATGCGGTCAGGCACTAAAATTTCGTGGACAGGGTTCTTCCAACGATATCCGTGTCGAGCATGAAATTTATCTCCCTTAAAAGTTGTCCCAGGAGTGCCATCTTCATTAAAGTTCCATACATAGTCGTACCGTGGACGTGTGGCATGGTTATCAAAGGCTTTTTGTAGTTCGTCTTTCCACCCTGGGAGCATAATTTCATCCATATCCAATGGAAGACAGTAGTCAATATCTGTCGGGACAAGAGCAAGCGATGCGTTTCTTCCCACATCGAAACGCCAAGGTTTGACAGTAATAGAGACCACATTAATACCTAAAGACTTTGCAATCTCGATTGTGCGGTCAGTAGAACCTGTGTCGGCAATTAATAGGTAATCAGCGTCATCTTTTACTGAGTTATACCAGCGTTCGACGTGCTTCTCTTCATTGAGGGCAATTGTGTATACAGCAACTTTTACTTTAGCCATATGGGTAGTCTACCCCAAACAAAGCAAAAACCCCGCACCAAGAGGCACGGGGTTTAGGCTATTTAATTATTATGCAACGTTTGCAAAACGAACGCGACCATAGATAGTGGTTCCACCATCACGGCTGTAGAACTCTAGTACAGAACGACCAGTTGTTGCTAGGGTAGGGCTTCCGCCACCGTCCCAAGAAACGTTTGTGAAGTTAACTGTGTTTGAGCCACGGTTAGCAACTTCAACCCACCAAGTATTCGCAGTGTTGTCTGGAACATTTGAGAATGTAATTGTTGATGTTGCAGTCTGGTTTCTTAGAACAGTCACAGGGAAGTCAATAACGCTCACTGTGATTGGACCGTTAGCGCTAGCACCTGTAAGTGTTTGCAGACGTGCTGTAACACCTTGTGTGATGTAAGCATCAACTGATGCGGTTAGCACCTGGGGTGACATTGTAATTGGCATTATTTATTCCTCCGCAGGTGTAGCAGTTGTGGACGACTTCTTTGTAGAAGTTGTCTTTGCAGCAGGTGCTGCTTCTTCCGCTGCTGCTTGAGCAACTAGTTCTTCCCAGACTGGGAGTCCCTTTGGAAGTTCAGGAGCAAATGTCTTCTCCCTCAAGTTATATGTCCAACCTACTGACGGAGCAAGTACTGCATCAGTAATGTCTATAGCAGCATACATTGCTGACTCTGGACCAATTAAGTCTTCACTTTCAGCCACGACAATGTTTTGAACCTTGCCAGCGGCTACGAGAGCAAATTTTTTCATTATTTATCTCCTATACCTTACGCTGTGAACTTCTCAGTGTAACGAATGATAACAGTTCCGTCAGCACCATTTCCACCTGTAGCCACATATGGGTAGTACTGAAGACCGTTAAAGTCAATATCGCAGACGTCACCAGCAGACATATTCAACATTTCAACTGCAACTTCAAAGTATGCTGCGTTTGCTGGAGCCAATGGTGGCTGCCATGTTGAGATAGTTCCTGCAACTGTATCAGTGTATGTTGCTGCTACAAGTGCTGCGTTAATTGATGGACGGTCTTCACGGATAAGGGTCTTGTTAATGTCGAACCACTGAATAGTAGGACGAGCAACCTTTGTTCCCAAGTTTGGAGTTCCTGGGTTTGAACCAGTAGCCAAACGGAATGAGAAACCTGGGAAGAACAACTGTGTACGAGGCAAGACTGGGAAATCTGTCCAAGATGTAATTACCTTAGCGTTTCCAGCATCCTGAATTGTTGTACGAAGCGCGTTAGTGCTGTACTTAGTAGCACCACCAAGAATTGCTGTTGTAGCGTTGAACACAGGAGCCCAACGAGACATATCAAGGTTAGGAGCACCTGATGCTTCGAAAGTGATGAACTGTGCTGCTGAGTGTGTAAGAAGTGTCAAAGGTGAAATGCCACCGTTTGAACCTGCACCACCACCACCAGAACCTGTGTTAGGAGCAGCATCAAGACCGCGAGCGTAGTAGTCTGTAACAAGACCGCCACCCTGACCAGTTAGGTAAGCAACGTAGGTGTGTCCACCCTTACCGCCACCTGCTTGACCGCGACCTGGGTTGTTGTTTGAACCCTGTGCAAAAGCATTCCATCCGCCTCCGCCGCCTCCGCCGCCGAGTTGTGAAACACCAAGTGTTCCAGTTCCGTTAACAATAACTCCTGGACCACCATCTCCACCATAAGAAGGAGTGGCAGCGTTAGAT